CGATTAAACTAATGAATTGTAACAATTAATTAATTAATTGTTACAATTCATTAAAAAAATATCAAAAAAATCCAGAAAATATTTTACTCACTATATTATTACATCAATTCATACAAAAAAAATTTATATAAAAATATATGAATTAATCCTCCATTATTGTTTCGATGCTATGTAGCTTTAATCTTTTTCTTATTTCTACAATTAGTTTACTGAAAAAACCTCGTCCTTGTACGAATAGTTTTGCTTTTACAGCACAACACAAGTCTATGTCAGCATTGTTAGAATTAAAATGTTCTGCGCCTAACTCTTTCATTACATTTTGTAAATATATATTTGACATATTAATACATTCTTCATAGTTTTTTGAACTAGTTTCAGAAAAAAAACATTTACCAATAATATATTTTTTATTATCATTATTTTCAAGTAAAGATTTAATATAATTTATATCTAATGGTTTTTTCCCTTTTTCATGAAATTCATTTCCAGAAATAACATCTCCTAATCGTAAATGTATTACTACACTTTCTGAAATATCTTTTGGTAAAAAATCAATAATTTTATTTATATGGTCCAAAACAAGTCTAGTAATTAGATCTATATCAACAGGTTTATTATTTTTTAAAATATATTTACTACCAATAGAATCAGGATGTTCTATTAGTATTTTATATTTATTACTTTCGTTTAATCCTAATAATACCAAATCACCTAATCTATAAGATGAAACCAGTTCTGAAAAATTTTTTTTATTATCTACTTCTGGTGTATTTGTATCTACTTTGTATAAAATATCTTTCTCATATACACTGGTCAATAATGCTTCATAATCTTTCATGAATGGTACTGGATCCATTGATTTTACAAATTTATCATGGATTGTTTTTTTATAACAATCTATTTTCTTAGGATTATTTACAAGTTCTTCTACTTTATTTATATATTCTTCTTCACTATATGATACTAATTCAGGAAATCCACAATGTAATAAAATGTCAGTTGCTGTGTTATGTAAGTGAATATTTGGCTTTGAATACGTTACTACTGGAATTGAATTATAAAGTGCATTGCAACACGTTGTCATTCCTGAATGTGGATATGTATCCAATAAGATATCAACTTTTGAATACAATTCGTAATAATTATTAGAATCTAAATTGGAATTAATATACGGTATTAATACAAGTCTATCTTTTGATACATTTAATTTTTTAATATAAAAATCTAATCGTTTTTCTACATCATATTCTGCGTTCAATAGTATCATTAACCTTGTATTAGGACACTTTTTAAGTATGATCTTCCATGATTCGATAACATATTTGTTCATTTTTTCTTCACGATTGAAGGCCGCAAGTACAATTTTATCGCATGTAGATTTTGGATTTATTTTAATTGATTGATAATAAGAACCATTGTATAAATAACAACATCTGTTCATGTGTAACAATTTCTCACTATAATATTGTGTAGTATTTTCTACATCACAAACGTAGTCTGTTATTTTATAATCAATACATGATAATCCGGTTGTATTCAAATACCCTATATATGTCATTTGTACAGGACAAGGTTTATATGTCAATGCGTCAATCGAATTACCAGTTGTAATACCATTTAAATCAATCAAAATATCAATATTATTTTTCTTTATTAAGTTTACAATTTCTAATGATGTCATATTCGTTATTAAGAAATATGTGTGTTCTAAATTGATGAATAAATCATTACTAGTAAAAGGACTATTCGTGAATAAATAAATATCGAATTTTTCAATATCATGGTTTTGTAAAATAGGTAATATAAATGACGATACTGCGTGGTTTATAAAATCGCTTGAAATATAGCCAATCCTTGGTTTTTTATTATGTTTATGAATTGTTTTTATTGATTGTTTTTTCATAAACGCTTCATACGCATAATAAATATCATTTGCCAGTGTATCATATACAAAATTTGAACCATAGATACAACTACTTAATATATTTGTATGTATATGAATTTCTTCATCTGTATATGATTGCTTTGAATTCTTCAATATTTGAGTTGATTCGTATTCTACTAAATTTTGCTGATATATTTTTTCTGCATTATCTAGTTGTCCTAATTTTTCATATACATTTGCTAAATTACATTGACATCTAGCTATGTTGCCCCAATTTTTTTTTGAATTTGTATTCATAATCGAAACTGCCTTTTTCAAATAATATACTTGCTTATATAATGAAATTTTATCTAATGTGTCTACATATAAAATTATAAAACGATAATCCTCTAAAAATGTATTTAAATTACTATTTTCTTCCATTAATTTTAATAATTTTCCATGATGTTTTTTTTTTACTAAACAAATAGACAATTCTATAACATTTTCAATGTTTGAATTATTTATATTATATGATTTTTCAAAACAATCAAAAGCTTTATCTATATTAATTGTTTTGAATTCGAATCCAATATAATAATATAAATCAGGTCGATTTGGATATAATTCTACTAATTTTTGGACTATTTCTTCTTTAGTATTAATATCCTTTACATGTTTCATAAGTTTAATTCCTTCAGCAACTAATACTTCTTCATTTTTATGTATCATATTATTATTTAGGGTATCGTTATATAATTTAAAAAAATCCATATGTATATGTATATATATGTCTTTAAGTACTAATTATAAGATAAATGGAACCGAATTTGGTACTGCTTTTGACACAAGTAGTCCGGGTGGAACTTTATTTGGACAAAGTAGTATTGTAACTGGTATAAAGGATAACGGTACTGATATTGGCAGTTTAATAACAAATATGCCTTCTTATTTTGCGAGTAGTTACAACCCGCCTTCTAGCATAGCCGGAAAATATACTTTTAATAATATTAATGCTACATGGACATCATCTAGTAGTGCCCCTATTAAAAGTTGGACTTCTATATCAATATCAAGTACAGGACAATATGCTGTTGCTGGTGCCGTCAATGTTGATGCTACTAATGATAAAATTTATTACTCAAGTGATTCAGGAATAACGTGGACATCATCTAGTAGTGCCCCTAGTGCGAGTTGGAGAGGTGTATCAATCTCAAGTACAGGACAATATGCTGTTTCTGGTATATGGGATGGTCGAATTTATTACTCAAGTGATTCAGGAATAACGTGGACATCATCTAGTAGTGCCCCTAGTGCGTATTGGTATAGGGTATCAATATCAAGTACAGGACAATATGCATTAGCAACAGCATATGATGGTAAAATTTATTACTCAAGTGATTCAGGAATAACATGGGCATCATCTAGTAGTAGCCCTCCTAGTGGGGAGGTGTATGTATCAATCTCAAGTACAGGACAATATGCTGTTGCTAATATGTGGAATGGTCGAATTTATTACTCAAGTGATTCAGGAATAACGTGGACATCATCTAGTAGTGCCCCTAGTGCGAATTGGGCTTCGATATCAATCTCAAGTACAGGACAATATGCTGTTTCTGGTATATGGAATGGTCGAATTTATTACTCAAGTGATTCAGGAATAACGTGGACATCATCTAGTAGTGCCCCTAGTGCGAATTGGACTTCTATATCAATATCAAGTACAGGACAATATGATGTTGCTAATGTATATAGTGGTAAAATTTATTACTCAAGTGATTCAGGAATAACATGGGCATCTAGTACTTCCCTTACATCAAATATTCTTTGGAATTGTATATCAATATCGAGTTCAGGACTATATGTTGTTGCTTGTTCGACGGGGAATGGTAGAATTTATTACGCAAACCTATTCTCCGATTTATGTAAAGTATTAATGCATAAACCTATTAGTAATACTACATGGACAACTACTAGTAGTGGTTCAGCCAATTGGAGATGTGTATCAATGTCAAGTACAGGACAATATGCTGTTGCTGGTGTATATAATGGTCGAATTTATTACTCAAGTAATTCAGGAATAACGTGGACATCATCTAGTAGTGCCCCTAGTACGAATTGGGTTTCGATATCAATCTCAAGTACAGGACAATATGCTGTTGCTAATGCATATAATGGTAAAATTTATTACTCAAGTGATTCAGGAATAACATGGGCATCTAGTACTTCCCTTACATCAAATATTTATTGGAATTGTATATCAATATCGAGTTCAGGACAATATGCTATTGCTAGTGTTTATCATAATAGTGGTACTACATTATATTACTCAAGTAATTCAGGAATAACATGGACAGCTACATCACAAACAACACCATATTTTACTGGAGTAGCAATATCATCTACTGGACAATATGGTGTTGCTTGTACAGCTGATTATGGTGGCTCTCTAATTTTTTACTCAAGTAATTCAGGACAAACATGGATGTCGGCGACTAGTTTAAGTAATACCCCGTATAGTCTAGCAATATCATCTACTGGAACATATGCGATTTGCGCCGTTAATAATGGAACTATTTATTACTCAAGTAATTCAGGAATAACATGGACAACATCAAATGCCACTACTGCGTCTTGGTATAATGTATCAATTTCAAGTACAGGACAATATGCTATGGCTTGTGCCGATCTTAGCAAAGTAATTTATTATTCAAGTGATTCAGGACGAACGTGGACATCAACTAACTCTCAACCTCTAAATTGGCGAAATGTATCAATATCATCTACCGGACAATATGGTATTGCTTGTGCTTATAATAATAATAATATTTATAGAATACAACAATAATAAACTTTTTCATACTTATCATTTTATCAAGTATTCATTTTATCAAGTATGTATATAGAGAATAAACAAACTCATAAACGCAAATTATAGATGAAAATATTCGTTACATCGACCTGAAATAATTGTAATCGAAATGTACATTTCGATTAGAATTAATTTTTTCGGAGAAGGTTCGTATACATTATATTCGTATTTTTAAAAAATAAAATATGAATTTAGTTTTTATTAGATGGAAAATTTATTCCTTTTTGCCATTTTCACAACCGTTTTGTTTGTTTTAATCAAATTAGTTGAAATGAAGTATTTAGAGAAAGAGTTCAAACCCCTGAAATATATTGTCAGAGACGCAGTTATTGTATTCAGTTCTGCTTTAGGTGCTGCATATGGATTTTTTTATATGAAAGGATCTATTAACGATTTCTTCAACATTGTCACAGAAAATAAAACTCTTAACATGGAAGCCACCCAAATATTTACAGATACACCTGGATTCTAATCAACATTTTATTATAATTATGTATATTTGTCTACATACTCTTCATATATTTCTTTCATAACACGATGACCATGATCATTATAATGATATATTTTTGGTTCATGCACTATTAAATCATTAATATTATATCCTTTTTTTGTTATTTCTGTAACTGGATCAATAAATAAAAGATTTTTCTTTGCGCAAATGTTTTCTAATAATTTGGATAATTCATACCTTTCGCCCTTATATTCTGTCACTATATGTCCAACAAATATTATTTTATTATTATTTAACTCATTCATTATTTCAGTAATATCATTTTCTATTTCTTCATCTGTCTGTTTGTTTATTTCAATATTGTTTGATATTATCTCATTACTGAATTGAGATAACGCGCTATGAACATATACATTATTATATTTATAAGTATTTTTTCCACATATTTCAATAATAAAAATATCCGTTTTTTCAAATATTTCATCAAAGTCTTTTGAATATATCGGTTTTTTATCTATCATTGGTGTCCTAAATGTAGTTATAGTTTGTTCTGGTGACAAATGATTGTATTTAATAAATTTAATTACTTCTAAAATTTCTTTTGTATCATAAGTATAAGAAATTTCAAATTTAATTCGCGTATTATAACTTGATAATGAATCTAACCTACAAGTTCCAAATATAGTAACATTTTTTGAAGTCATATAATATTATAATATTATATATTATCATTTACTACGCATAACATGGCATTGCATCTATATCAATCGAACCCTCTATTTTTTCATCAATCTTAAATTGATTAAAAAAAGGGTCTGATAATTGTGCTTCAGGGGTATGCTTATGAACAGTTCTAGCAATCATTTTATACAATTTGAAGTTCTCATATCTTTCGTCGCCATTTTTCATATATAACACATTCTTTCCATTATCATCTGTTACCCATCGAATCACCGTTCTTTGTAATTCGTCTGGCTCAAACCCCTTTTCCGTCTCATCTTCGATATCTAAAATAAAATCATATATAGAACACCCTAATCGACATAAATCAAAACTATAATTCGGATCTAAACGCGGTTTTCTATCATTAAAATAAGGTTCGAAATTATATTGTGTATGTGCATCACCTTCCGGTGCAAAACTATCGCTACAAAACGTCTTTCCTTGAAATTTATATATGGCTCTTCCATAGTCTATTATTTTGAATATTTTGCCATAAGTAGGAACCTTATAAAACGTATTTGCGTATTTATATGTAATAAACTCTTGGTCGGTTTTAATAAACATGATATTATTTGTATGAAGGTCATTGTGTGTAAAGTGAAATACTTTTTGGTATATAAGAAGAGACATGATCACTTGAAATAGAGCGCTCGCTGCAGTATTTAAATCTAATTCTCTTTTTACAAATAGTTCGTCTAATGTGCCTTCGCATTTCTCAAGACAAATCATTTGAACCGGGAAATTATACAAAAACGCATTTATTTGTTTCTCATCTTCGTCTTCGTTTTGTTCATCGTCTTCATCTTCCTCTTGTTCAATGTCCTCTTCCTCTTCGTCTTCTTCGTCTTCGTCTTCCTCTTCATCGTCTTCCTCTTCCTCTTCGTCTTCTTCGTCTTCTTCGTCTTCTTCCTCTTCGTCTTCTTCGTCTTCTTCGTCTTCGTCTTCTTCGTCTTCTTCGTCTTCGTCTTCGTCTTCGACATCATCATTGTCTTCATCTTCCGAGTAATTCAATTCACTATTATTAGAACTATTTACAGATGATGTTTCTGACCCTGTTCTCTGATATACACAATCTGTTACGATTGGTTCTGCTTCAGATATATTGGGTCCGGTGTCAGATACAATATTTTCAATATTTTCAATATTTTCATCAATATCTAGTACATCCAAAGAAACATGTGAAACGTTTGAACTATTGTGAATAAGCAGCTTATTTTTATTATTTCGAGAACCAAAATTCACAAACGGACTATCTGTATCTTCGATTTCGTATATTTTACCTTTATTTTCAACAAAATAATCAGATTGTACCAAATAATCCAAATCATCGGCTGCATTAAATTTATATTTCTCTTGTATTCCTAAAAAAGAACCATAATAGTCAATTGCGTTTTTACAGTCATGATTATGTAATAACTGGCTTGACAAATAACAAAAGAAATTATCTACATATGAAGCATTATTCGGATTCTTCAATTTATCATTACATGTATTGTTATATGATGGAAGTGTTCTCAATGTTTCCGTATTATTCTTGTATTTTCCAATCAAAAATCGGATTGGATCTAATAATGGAGAAAATTTAACAAAAATATTACGTTCAATTTGAGAACCTGTTTCACTATCGACAACATGATTTAAATCCTGAATACAATATTTATGATTTAATGCAATAGTATCATAATTCGAATCATTCATTTCAAAAAATTTGTCATAAATCGGGTTATAACATTGTATATCTGATATTTGAAATGGTTGATAATTATGTGCTTCTTCTTGAATTGTTTTACTATTTGAATTCTCATACATTTGTTCTAAATCTTCGAGAACCACTTTTTTAATCTTTCGGTAATTGACATTGAATTTAGTCATTTATATACTTCAAAAGAATATTATATTCATGTATTTTAACGAAATATATATGTCTGCGTCTAAATGAATAATAAAAATACGTTGAATTATATATAATGACATTGGAATTGAAGAAGTTCGATATGAAAACAATCACCTTTAAACCTGATGAAAATAAAGGACCAGTTATTGTAATGATTGGACGTCGTGATACTGGTAAGTCTTATTTGGTAAGAGATTTATTATTTCACCATCAAGATATACCTATAGGAACTGTTATTTCTGGTACAGAAGCCGGTAATGGATTCTATGCGTCACATGTTCCTAAGCTTTTCATTCATGAAGAATATAATTCAGTATTGATTGAAAATATTCTAAGAAGACAAAAAGTGGTACTCAAACAAGTTAATAAAGAACTTGAACAATACAGGAGAACCACGATTGATCCTCGCGCATTTGTTATATTAGATGATTGTTTATATGACCAATCGTGGACGCGCGACAAATTGATGCGTCTTTTATTTATGAACGGCAGGCATTGGAAGGTAATGTTGATCATTACAATGCAATATCCACTCGGTATACCACCAAATTTGAGAACCAATATTGATTATGTCTTCATTTTGCGTGAGCCGTATATGACAAATCGAAAACGTATATGGGAGAACTATGCGTCTATGTTTCCTACTCTAGAATCATTCAACTCAGTAATGGATCAGACAACTGAAAATTTTGAATGTTTGGTAATAAACAACAACGCAAAATCAAACAAATTAAATGACCAAATATTTTGGTATAAAGCAGAAGGCAGACCAGATTTCAAGCTAGGTTCTAAAGAATTCTGGGAAATATCGAAGGGTATGGGTTCAGACGATGAAGACGAAGCATATGATCCAAGTAAATCCAAAAAGAAAAACACAGGACAACAGATAACAGTGAAAAAAGGAAAGTGGTGATAATCTCATGAAATACTATCGACATGTTCGAATATACTAAATATTTTTAGGAAATGTTTTCCATTCACTAGTGTTTATATCTTTATATTCAATAATATTATTATCTAAAACTCGTATTTCAAATTGTTTGTGTTCATTTAACCACACTTCTTGAGGATTAGACGGTTTATTTTTTGCGAAATGAGCAGTATTATCAACTCTATCTTTGTAAGTGAAGAAAATGAAATCGAATAATGGAAATATAATATTGTAATTTCCTTTACTTTCACCTTTTGTTAAATGATGAAGTGTATGATACCAAAATAAATATTTATATACAGATGAATTTTCATTCGGTACAAAAAAACGAACTGGACTATATACAGTGTTATCACTAAATTTTAATTTCTTATTACATTCTACATATACCTTATGATAATGACTATGTATGGAACTCCATACCCATAAATAAACATTCATCAATAAAAATGTCATAAACAGTGTAAACGTTAATGAAAATGATTTCTTAAAATTCGGAAAATAATTCCAAAATAGTGTCATACTTATTATTGCAAGAATACATATTGAAATAATTTCACTATCTATCATATTGAATACTAAACCTTCTTCAATATAATTATCTGATGGAAGCGTTTGGTCTAAATATGTTTGTTTATGATGGGCAATATGAGAATTTTCCATTTTTATATCAAAATAATCCAATAGTTTTTTTAAAAATCCATTGTAATGCATTACATAATAATGAGACAACCATTCAAATAATGAAATAAATATGTAAAACATAACTATAAACCATACAAACATCATCATATCATTCTTGATTGATTTCATATAATGTATATTATTATATAATCTCCTCTCATATATTTCAATTTGTATATTATAATATATTATACAAATTATAAAACCATTTTTGTTTACTCGCTTTCGGTAACCGTAATTCCATCATCATTTAATTTTTGTTGATTGTATTCAATCACTTTATCATTATATGCTTTTGTCTCTTCTTCTGTTGCAACTTCTCTACCATCAAAATCAACTGTTTCTTTTACACCTACTAAATTGCCTTGTTCATCAATCGATTGTGTCAATTTGTTACCACTCTTTTGTGCCAATTTAATATTTTCTTCAATTGCCTTCTTCTTTGTCTCTTTGACTCGGCGCTCAAATTCCTCTTTCGCCTTCTCTTCGTTCTTGATTTTTTCACTATGTAGTTGATTCAATTCATCTTCCATAAACTCGATTCGACCAGTCTTATATGCGTCAGGATCCCATGGTAACCAAATACCTACTGGACCTACTAAAATATCATGGTTTGGGTCAAGATCACGGATCTTCTTACATTTCATTTCTGCTTCCTCTTGACTCGGAAATACACCACGTATTTTTAATCCACGCACAGATGTTTGGAACTCGTGCGCCTTTTGAAACTTTTGCGTTAAAGCCTCTTCGTTCTTATCCAAAAAATTCTTGTAATCGTCTTCCACTCCTTGTTGCTTAAGTTTAACACCTTCTTCTGTAATAAACTCGGTATAATCAGTCATAATTGTTTCCACATCCAATCCATGTTTAAAAGAGATGAAATGAATAAAATCGAAAAATTTATCCATCGATTTCTTGAAATCCCATTGTTTTAGGAATTCTTCAAACATATAAATTTCTCTTTGTTTCAATAACTTTTCGGGTGAAATAAATGACAGACATGCGAATTTTTGTCCAGCAATCGGTTGGTCTTCATCACATAAATCAATATATTTAGGATTAATTTGACCATTTTCCAAAATCTTTCTTTCGAAACCTGACATTATATATATTTAGCAAGACTTGTTTATATTATTTTAAACTTATTACAATTTTTTTATTTTGTTATAATATATAACAAAATGAGCGGAGGATTCGATTTTTCAGAGCTTATCAAAAGAGCTATTAAGTACATTGTCGAGGGTATTATTGTCGCTTTAGCAGCTTATGCTATTCCTAAAAAGTCTTTGAACATTGAAGAAGTCGTTATTATCGCATTGACTGCAGCGGCTACATTCAGCGTTCTTGATGTTTTCATACCATCTATGGGTGCGGGCGCAAGAGGAGGCGCAAGTTTTGCAATTGGCAGCGGAATTGCAGGAGGAATTAAGCTAGCAGGTGTTTAAAAAACTTTATTTTTTGCTGCATAATAAAATTATATAATTTATTCGTTAAATTATATAAAAACTATATTATAGATCATATAATGGAAATAGAAATAGCTGAATTAAGAAAGGAAAATACTATGTTAAAAATGGAATTAGAAAAAATTAAAGAACAATTAAATAGATATGTTGCGCCAGAACGTCATAAAACGTATTATGATAATAATAAAGAAAAAATAAAAAAACGAGTAAAAGATTATCAAGAGAATACAAACTATCAATCGACCATTTCAAAAGAAAAGAAAAAACAATACGCAAGAACCGCATATTTAAATAAAAAAGCAAAACTATCAAAAATACAGATGTTAGATGAAAATATATAATTTAACGGAAAAAGACATAAAAACAACATTCATTATATACATATATATGTCGGTATCAAAATATACATATGATGTATTGAAACGATATTGTCTGAAAAACAATATTATTCTTTCAAAAGATTATTCACAATTACCTCTAAAAGGGAAGGCAATTATAGAAGCAAAATGTAAAAATGAGGAATGTAATAATAATTTCAGTAAATTATTTTCTACATTATTACTGTATGAAAATTTTTATTGTAAATCATGCTCTGGAAAAGTGACTTACGCAAAAACTAAAAAAACGTGTTTGGAAAAATATGGAGTTGAAAATGTATTTCAAAGTAATACCCATAAGGAAAAAATAAAGGAAACTTGTTTGGAAAAATATGGTGTAACAAATCCTATGAAAAATGAAAAGGTTCGTGAAAAAAATAAGAAAACATGTTTTGATAAATATGGCGTGTCGAATGTTTTTAATTCAGAAATACATAAGGAAAAAATAAAAAATACATGTCTAGAAAAATATGGTGTTGATTGTCCATTTAAGTCAGATATTGTAAAAAATAAAATTAAAAATACAAATATGGAAAAATATGGTGTAGAAAATCCATCACAAAACCCTGATACTATTAAAAAAACAAAAAAAACATGTTTAGAAAAATATGGAGTTGAACATCCATTACAGAATAAAGAAGTCATTTCAAAAGTCCAAAATACCTGTATGGAAAAATACGGTGTGAAAAATACATTTCAACACGAAGATTTCAAACAAAAATCGCGAGAAACATGCTTAGAAAAATATGGAGTTGAAAATGCTATAAACTGTGAATCTATACGCAATAAAATGAACAAAACAATTTTTGAAAAATACGGTGTTGAACATCAGTCACAATCTCAAGAAATAAAAGACAAAAAAAGGAAAACATCTATGGAAAACTACGGGGTTGAACATACTCTTCAATCAAAAGAAGTTAGAGACAAAGGCAAACAAACAATGATGGAAAAATATGGAGTAGAAAACGCAATGAAGTCTGATATAATAAAAAATAAATTAAAAAATACTAATTTAGAAAGATATGGTGTAGAAAATGTATTTCAATCAGAAATTCATAAAGAAAAAATCAAGAATACATGTATAGAAAAATACGGTGTTGAAAATGTCATGTATAACCCAGATATAGCTGCGAGGTCATTACATAATATGGCTAAAAAGAAAATATATACATTTCCATCAGGAAATGAAGTCATGGTCCAAGGATATGAACCGTTTGCTCTCGATAGACTAATACAAATAGAACAAATAGATGAAAGCGATATAGAAACACAAAGAGAAGATGTTCCTGAAATATGGTATAATGACCCTTCAGGAAACAAACACCGTCATTATGTTGATATATTTATTCAAAACCAAAACCGTTGTATTGAAGTCAAATCTACATGGACATACCAAATGGAACATTGTTATATATTTGAAAAACAGGAAGCGGCAAAAAAACTTGGATACCATTATGAAATATGGATATTTTCAGAAAAAGGAGAACTGGTAAACACTTATATATAAAATATAATAAAGACAAAATGTATTATATTTTATCCTATATGCAAAAGTCTTGTGCTATTTACGTAGTGAATTATAAAGATGATGTTCGTCGTGAAAAAATGACACAACGTGTGAAATCGATGGGTATGGACGCGCATTTTGTAGACCCAGTCTCTACTCAAGACCCCAGAATCGCCAATCAACCAATCTCTGATTTTGAAAAAAGAAATTGGTCTATTTTTTTCCAACATGTGGATTGTATGAAACATTTCAGCGAGAACACTACATATGATTATTGTATTATTTGTGAGGACGACGTCATGCTTTCGAGAACATTGAAAACCCAGATACCAGATATTATTGATCTTTATGATAAAACCGAATTAGACATTTTACTGCTTAGTTATTTGTGGCCATTTGAAGTTGCCGAAGATAACTATTTTCCAGTATTACATCGAGATGAACAATACAAGATCCAAGGATATCCTGTCGATTTATGGGGTGCTCATATGTATTTTATGTCAAGGTCGCACGCGCGAGTACTAGTCGAAAGATATACACCAGAATATGCTATTGCTCAAACTGGAGAACAACCTTTTTGTACAGATTGGCAATTCACCAAATTTGGCAAAAGAGGACTCATAGTGCCCATGGTTGGAGTAGAAGAGGGCGATGTTAAAACAGACCATCCTGACCAAGTCAGTTTTCATCGTAGATGTTTTGAATATAATTATCATCCAGATAAGTATCTATAATGGATAATAGTCAATTTCGTATTCAAATCGAACGTTTTCATATTTTGATTTTACATATTTACAATCAATATCGAGAACCTTCATATTTTCTACAAATGAAACATTGAGATTGTTATTTATAGTATGTTCATAAACATATTTTGCGGTATTTACATTATAACTAACGCGATTATGTATTATATCGATCCATTCATTATATTTTGGCAAATAATAAAATTTGGATTTATCCAAAAAACAAGACAAATCTATTTTCTTTTTATCTGGTCTAAATGTCAATAACCACTCCTTTTTTTTACTACTATTATTCGTCTGTTGATTCTTTACATCTGAACCAATGTCAATTCCTTGAAATGAAATAGCTGTATTTATATCAAATTCTAGGTCGTTCTTATTTTGATTACATATTTGGATTTTTATAGACATTGGTCTCAATGTAGATATAATGCGTAAAAACTCGTTTGTAATAGAATTCAATAAATATTCCTCGTATTTGGAAGAATCAATATATAAATTTTCTTTTGGCAATTTTATATATAATTTTTTGAGAACCACGGCCTCTTTAATAATAAAGTCTGTTTTTTTCTGTAAGTCGGATTGTTTTACTATATCAATGGTTCCAGGGAATTCTTGCGACATCAAGTTTTTATATAAGGACCAATTTGTACAAAAAGAACCTTTATAATGCTTATCTGCTAAAACTATCAAAAAATTCATAAAATCATTCTCTCTATTTTGTTTTACTAATGACGTAATTGTGTAGGTTTCTGAATGTTTTATTTTATCCATAATTTGATTATATTTCTCTAGGTCTAATTCGTAATTTTGAACACAATCTGTAAATAAACACGAGAACATTATATTATATTATTATATATTTTCCATTTGTTACATTGACACATCCAACAAAATCCGTTTTTGTAACATTTTTTACATGACAATATACAAATTCTACTTTAGATAGACTTTTCAGTTTATTTGTATTATTTTTACACAATAATGAACCCATTTTTATTATATATTTAACTTTATTTCTATCAATATCGTAAGGTACTTTACAAATTACATGACACGACGAAATATTATTTGCGTGAAACCAAATGTCGGTTGATTCTGCAGCGTCAATCATTCGATGGTTATCTTCTTTGGAAGTGCCAACCCAAAAAGTAATTGATTTATTTAATCCTTGTATATAAACGGTTTCAATTTTCATTTTTATATGATATACTATATCATATAAAAAATCAATCAATCAATTTTTTATACTGTCGGAAAGAACTCCCAGTCCAATTCCATACATACCTTTTTCCATATCATATCTTGGTCTAACTGTTTTTCTCTATCTTTCATCATTGGAATATAAGGCAAATACTGGGTTTGGTTTAATAAAACACATAATTGATATAATGTATACGTATAATTGAAAAAATTGCGACGATTTGGAGGACAATGCATTGCCCATGGCTTTTGAATTTCAATAAAGAGAACACATAATGTTTCATGTAATTCTTCATTCATAATGGGCGGTTTAATACCAAATATAGAATTAATATATTGGATATGTTCAAAATACTTATTAAACCCTAACTTGCGCAATATTTCTCGCATCTTGTCGTAATTAATTTCGGAATAATTTTTGATACGCTCTTTTTTAATACGGTCTCTGATTGCTTGTATCACTTCGTCTGGTATCTGTGTTGTTTCTTTTGCTTGAAATTGTGATAAAATCTCTTTAAAATGATTTAATCTGATATAAGCGGTATATGATACTTCATTCGGTGGTTCTTTATTTGTCGGTTTATTGGAATCCACGATATAAGTGATAAATTTTCCACATAATGTATTATTACAAATAAGAATTCCTTCTTCGTCTTGAGGAATAAGTTCTCCAATCTTACATGATTCACATACATCAGAAGAAACAATATAATCTTGAATATTAATATAGTCATTTGTTACATTCTTCCAATAATTCTGATAGGTCATTCTCGATTGATTGTATTTCATTGAAGTTGGATTTGCTGTTTCTGGATTGTTAGATGTAATTTTAAAAAAAGAATTGAGAACATTGGTGTTTTTCTTATTGGAACCCGATGATATGTCTTTTTTTTGTTCAAAATAATCAAATATATATTTAGAGTTCTCCAAAAAATATTGCTTTTCTTGATTTTCAAAGGATTTAATTTGTTGCAGTTTAATTTTGATTAGATCTTTAGTATCCATATATTCATCTATCTTTAATGGCTTCTTCAATGTTCTCAATTTATTTTTCAGGTTCTCAATTTCCTCTTTTAATAAAGGTATATTTTCATTATTGTTCTTTTGGAAAATTAACAACATCTCTGTATGTTTTTCATCAATTGTTTTAGAACTCTTCATTTATTATTTTACTTTTATGTTTTTATATATATTTTATGTGTTTGCATATATTTATGGATTCTTTGTTCGTATTGATAGACATTTCAAAATATGTCATAGTATATAATGGAAAATCAAATACAGTTCTCGAAAAAAGAGTTTCAAAAGATGGTTTTTATTATAAACGCAATTGAAAAAGGATGGTCAGTTAAAAAAATAGAGGATTCCTATATTTTCACAAAAAAACATGAGGGGAAAAAAGAAGTATTTCAAAATGATTATTTAGAAAAGTTTGTTGAAACGAATTTGACTCTTTCTATGAACCATCATTTGTAGATTGTATCATCATATATAGAGAGAACACTCTATATATGGTCATCCATATTACAAAGATTATTATATTTACGGATGATCATTGTCGGAGTCAGATGACTCTATTTTATCAGAGTCGGAGGAATCTATTGCGAACCCGCCACCTTCGATAAACTTTACTTTTTTAGTAGTTACATTATTGATTTGTAAGATAAAAGAACCACTTGGTTTAAGTTTTTCTAGCTTAACCAATTCATGAGGATCAATGTCATTGAACTGTACTTTTGTATTCAAATAAGCAGATAGAAATATATTCTTCTCTGTATGAATAATAATATATACATGACTTAACTTTGTTACCATAAATAATATATTTGTTAGGAAAATAACGAGGGTTTGATTGCCAAGAGAATATTCACTAATAATTACACTGCTTGTTGCAATATTCACAAAATAAATACACATTACAATATAACTTATGTATTGATAGTGACGGTCAATCGCAAACAATTTTTCTCGTTTTTTTATTGGGAACATGTTAAGTCGTCTTCCAACAGAGATATTATCTGACGCAATTGTATTATTTACTTCCAGTAGTTTTATTAACGTTTCTTCTCGTCTCATTTCAAATATATACATCACTACAAAAGCAGAGATAGTTATATAATTCATAACTAGTCCTATAAAATAGAAATCACTATCCGATTCTAGATTTTCCATAAGAGTACATACATGATCATCACATCTTTGAGGAACAAATATGATTAAAAGAGAAGAAATCATTACGCGATATAATTCAAGTGATACGCTAATAACCATATTCAAGTGTTGTTGAAAATCTTGGCTTGTAACATATGTTATAATATTGTCATACAACGTTGACTGAATATTGTTATCCATCGTTTATTTATATTATAAGAATAAAAACGAATTTGCAAATATTTTCATTATACAATTTCATTATGCTTTATATAAAATATAGTATCACTACATAAATTCGTTCAATATAATCAATATTTCACTTAACGCAATAAATAACAATATTTAGCAAATTTTGTTGTCTAACAATATATAATAAATATATATAAATTATTATTTATGGGTTCAATCCAACCTGACAGTATCACGTTGAATGATGAGAATATCAAGAATTTTGTGAGCAATTATTTAAGACATAAACAAACCAATAAATCTTGTGTTGATCTAGCTGAATACGATGATGAGTATATTAAGATAGGATGTATTCATGGTATGGACATACCATCAATGAATGATTGGGATGTTAGCGAAGTAACTAATATGAATTCGCTTTTTAATGGTTTAAGCACATTTAATGAAAACATAAGCAAATGGAATGTTAGTAAAGTAAAAGATATGAGTAATATGTTTGTTGGTTGTTCAGAATTTAATCAAGATTTAAGCAGTTGGGTTGTTAGTAAAGTAGAAAATATGAGTAATATGTTTGCTGGTTGTTCAAAATTTAATCAAGACTTAAGCAATTGGATTGTTAGTAACGTAGAAAATATGAGTAATATGTTTGTTGGTTGTTCAGAATTTAATCAAAATTTAAGCAGTTGGGATGTTAGAAAAGTAGAAAATATGAGTAATATGTTTTATCGTTGTAGTAGCTTTAGAAATGGAGGAAGTAATCCATTAGTATGGATGGTTAAACCTACGACTCTAAAATATATTTATCATAATGTTGATTATAGAGAGATTAAAATAAATATAACACGTATGGATGGTAAAAAAATCACCGACGATAACATAACAGACAACGAGGATCTAAAGCTAACGTTTACATTTGAAAAAAACGGTGGTAAATATAGAATACGAAATTCAAAATATAGTTACAGTAATAAAAGAATAAATAAAACCAAAAAAAAATACAGTAGAAAAAAAAAATCAGCAGAAGACAAGCGTGGAAAAACAAAAAATAAAAGTATACCTAATTATATTGATTTGATATAACTGAAAAATAGAAAATTGCTTTACTCTAAGTAAAACGAAGATTGATGTTCCTAAAACTTAGCAAATGAAATACTCAATAATAAAACGGTTAAACCGCTATTTTTTTCATTATAATTCGATATTTAACGGTCGTAAAATTGATATATTTTTACATTATAATATACCAATAAAATGCCAGTATGTGAATATGGTAGTTGTTCAATATCCGCATGTTTCAATGTATATGGAGAACAAAAAGCAAAGTTTTGTAGAACGCATAAAACAGATGATATGATAAATATTGTTGATAAATTATGTGAAACATGTAACATAAAAAGGGCCATGTGTAACTATAAAGGCAAATCTGGAGGTATATATTGTATTGACCATATGTTAGAAGGAATGGTAAATGTAAAAGGAAAACGTTGTTCATATAAAGGTTCAAATAATGAAATATGCTATACTGCTCCAATATATAACTATGATGGTGAAATAAAGGGTAAATATTGTATCGAACATAAATTAGAGAATATGATAAATGTTACTGGCAAACGGTGTTTGAAGAATGACTGTAACAGAATTGCGCAATTTAATTTTGATGGAATGAATAGTGGTATTTATTGTTCTCAACATAAAGAAGATGGTATGATAGATATAAAACATAAGCGGTGTGAATACGATACCTGTATGAGCAATCCTTCTTATAAATTTGAAACTGATACGAGCTCTAGATTTTGCTCAAAACATAAATTAGAAGGGATGGTAGATGGTAAACATTCAATGTGTAAAATGGAAAACTGTAATAAATCTGCAGGATATAACCTTATGGGAATAAAAACACCAATGTATTGTGTAGAACACAAGAAAGAAAATATGGTAGATGTGAAACATCATTTCTGCATGGAAACTGGATGCGACAAGCGACCAATATTCAATTATGAAGGGTGTAAAAAGGGTATTTATTGTTTTGAGCATAAAAAAGAAAATATGATTAATCTATTTATAAGATACTGTAAATCATCATGGTGTAATAGTTGCGCAAATACAAAATATGATAATTATTGTATAAACTGCTTTATTCATTTATTTCCAGATAAACCGATTACTAGAAACTATAAAACAAAAGAGAAGGCAATTGTAGATTTTGTAACAACGACATTTGATAAATCATGGATTTATGACAAACGAATTACAAATGGTTGTTCAAAACGACGTCCTGATTTATTTTTGGATATGGGAACGCATGTAATAATTATAGAGATTGATGAAAACCAACATATTAGTTACGATTGTTCATGTGATAATAAAAGATTGATGGAAATTTCGCAAGATGTAGGACATCGACCAATTATATTTATTCGATTTAATCCCGATGATTATATTGATTCAAATGGTCAAAAAATAAAAACTTGTTGGAGCTTAAATAAAAAAACGAATATATTACATGTTCCTAAAGCTAAGCAAACTAAATGGAATAATCGGCTAGATGTCTTAAAAAATCAAATTCAATATTGGTTAGATAATACTACTGATAAAACTGTTGAAATTGTTCAGATATTCTATGATAATATGTTTATGTAATATAATATATAAAATAATATAAATATAAGTTATTTTTTAATATGTAGGCGAATTTTATTTATTGTAATTTTTGTAATTTTTCTGAATTTTTTATCTTTAGGAAGTATATACCGCAAATATGGGAGGAGCTTTAATGCAGCTAGTCGCTTATGGCGCACAAGACGTTTTTCTTACTGGTACTCCTGAGATAACTTTCTGGAAAGTTTCTTACAGGCGCCACACAAATTTTGCCATGGAATCCATTGAGCAAACATTTTCCGGACAGGCTGACTTCGGTCGCCGTGTTACATGCACAATCTCCAGAAACGGAGATCTTGCTTACCGCACATACCTTCAGGTTACTCTTCCTGAGATTAACCAACAGATGAACACCTCTACCTCTGCTGGTCAAGGTGTTTATGCTCGTTGGTTAGACTACATCGGTGAGCAACTTGTTGCTCAAGTTGAAGTTGAGATTGGTGGTCAACGCATTGATCGTCAATATGGTGACTGGATGCACATCTGGAACCAACTTACCATGACATCTGAACAACAACGTGGATACTTCAAGCTTATTGGTAACACCACTCAACTTACATACATCACTGATCCTGCGTTTGCTCCTGTTGCTGGTCCTTGTGCCGCCACAGGTGCCCCAACACAGGTTTGCGCTCCAAGAAACGCTCTTCCTGAAACGACTCTTTATGTTCCTCTTCAATTCTGGTTTTGCCGCAACCCTGGACTTGCTCTTCCTTTGATTGCTCTTCAATACCACGAAGTCAAGATCAACCTTGACTTAAGACCTATTGGTGAGTGTCTTTGGGCTGTTAGCACCCTTGGAACTAGCGCTGCTGGAACCCTTTCTGTCAGCACTGCTTACCAACAGTCTCTTGTTGCTGCTTCTCTCTACGTTGATTACATCTTCCTTGATACTGATGAGCGCAGAAAGATGGCACAAAACCCTCACGAGTATTTGATCGAACAAGTTCAATTCACTGGTGATGAATCTGTTGGTTCATCTTCCAACAAGATCAAGTTGAACTTCAACCACCCTGTCAAGGAGCTCATCTGGGTTGTTCAACCTGACGCAAATGTTGATTACTGCTCATCTCTTGATGGTAGCCAAACCTTGTTCAAGGTTCTTGGTGCTCAGCCTTTCAACTACACTGACTCGCTTGATGCTCTTCCTAATGCCATCCATGCCTTTGGTGGTCCTACTGAAACTATCGGTACCAATGGCTTCATTACATCTACTGGTCTTTTCCAAATGGCTGGTGCTGTTGATGTTGCTAGTGGTGCAGGGAATAATGCTGCTTGGCTTGGAAACACTACTGAAATTCCATTCCGTCCTAACGATGGTGCTGTTCTTTCTGCCTCTGGTCTTTCTGATGCCGGAACATTCGTTCTTGCTGAAACTGCCCTTGACATGCATTGTTGGGGTGAGAACCCTGTCGTCACCGCTAAGCTCCAGCTTAACGGCCAAGACCGCTTCTCTGAGCGTGAAGGTTCTTACTTCGATGTTGTTCAACCTTACCAACACCACACTCGCGCACCTGACACTGGTATCTGCGTTTACTCATTTGCTCTAAGGCCTGAGGAACATCAGCCCTCAGGGTCATGTAACTTTTCCAGAATCGATAACGCTGTTCTCCAACTCGTGCTATCGTCTCCTACTGTTTCTGGAACTGCTACTGCTAAGGTCCGTGTCTACGCTGTTAACTACAATGTTCTCCGTGTCATGAGTGGCATGGCTGGCGTGGCCTATAGCAACTAAATCAATGTAATAATAGTATTAGTTGTAAAACAATATAAAGAAAATTCCATAATATAAATCATATACTATGGAAATCTGCGGTGTTAGTATTAAACCTTCCTTTTCTACTAGTGAATTTGATGAAATAACGCAAAAATTAAAACTTAAACATACTATTATAGGTTTTATTGATGGTGATGTATTTTCTAATACTGTAAAAAATCCAATATGGGTTATATTAGAAAATGCTCAAATTTATTTATTATTACTTTCTTCTAATTCGGAAGACATTACAAAATTATGTATTGAATCATATAATAAAATACTTAATTTTGAAAAAGAAATAAATAATAATAAAAAAATAAAATGGAATGTTTCACACAATGGATATATATGTGGTTCTGTATCAAAAAATGGTGTATTAAGTATGCATCAAGTTATAATGAATTATTACAACAATGGAACTGGATCTGAAGCTCTCAGTGTAGATCATATTGATAGAAACAAATTAAATAATACTCTATCTAATTTACGAATTGCTACTTGTAAAGAACAAAATCAAAATAGAAAAGGTGTAATACCAGGAACAAAATTAGCACGGCAACATCAAGCAAGAGAACTTCCAGAAGGAATTTTACAAGAAGATATGCCGAAATATGTGAATTATAATGTAAATGTTTGGGATAAAGAAAAAAATAAAACACGAGATTTCTTTCGGATAGAACGACATCCGTTAATATATCCAAAAGTATGGGAAGGAACAAAGTCAATGAAAGTATCAATTAAAGATAAATTAGAACAATGTAAAAAGGTGTTGTATGGATTAGATAATGGAGTTTTACCAAGTTATTCTCAGCGTGAATTACCAAAGCATGTATATTTTTCTATTATACATGAACAACAAAATTTAGTATATGACAATAGAAATACTAAACATACAAAAAAAATGAAAATTAAAGATGAATTATTTGACATAAATAATCCTGAAAAAAGAGAGAAACAAGTATATATTTTCAATCATCTGATTATGAAAACATACGGTGAAGATGAATCTATTTTACCTGAAGAGTATGAATATTGTGGAGAACCAATTGATGAAAAAGAATTAAATGAAATACTTATTAAACTACCAAAATACGTTTGTTTATTGAATGAAGGTGGAAATACAATATTAGCATTTAATCGATGTGTAGATAAAACAAGACTTAATAAAAAGATCAAACTATCAAATAACTATGAAAAAATAGAATCAACACCAGAATTATTAGATGATATACAAAAAGGAATACCATTATTAAATAAAGAAATTATTAAAAAATATGGAAAAGAATATGCTATAATAGAACTTTCTGAAAAACAAACAGAAGAAATTATAGAAAATATAAAAGAAGAACAAAATGCTGGATTTCCAATGTATACACGTATACAAACATTTAAAAATGGTAATTATTTAGTATTTAATAAAAACTTTGAAAAAA